GTTGAAGAAGGAAAAGATGTTATTTATTATTCAACCCTACTAGATAGTGATGACTTTAGAACTACAGCAGAGAATGGTGCTTCAAACGGAGGCTACATAGATTTAAAGACTGTATGGGGTACTGATGAAATTATTGCGATAGCACCCTTTTATGGAAAGTTGGTTATATTTGGTAAAAATAATATTGTTATATATGATAGTCCAGAAGTAATTGGAAGTATAGCACTTAATGAGGTTATTAAGGGTGTAGGTCTGGTTTCAAGAGATACAGTACAGGCTATTGGTGATGATTTAGTATTCCTTTCAAATACAGGACTACGCTCTCTAGGAAGAACAACCGAGAAAGATAAACTTCCTCTAACCGATCTAAGTGTCAATATTAAAGATAGACTTATCAGGAATATAGGTCAAAGTACAAATGTTAAGAGTGTGTATGTTGAGAATGAGGGTATTTACATTCTATCTTTCGTTGCAAAGAATATCAATTATGTGTTTGACTTTAAGCACTTCACTCCTAATCAAGCACCAAGAGTAACCACATGGACTTTTGATGCTGATAGAGAGCCTGCTTCAATGATATATACAGAATTATATAGCGGTCTACTTGTAGGACAACAAGATGGAGGTATCGCTGGTTATGAGAATTATTATGATACTGATTTAGCAGGAGCATCCACTTATACAGATGCTTCCTATACATGGAGCTTTGAAACAACATGGGTAGATTTAGGAGAATCTGTAGCAGCATCTCTATTGAAGAGATTATTTATGGTGTTGGAAGGTGGCTCTGGTGCGACAATGGGTTTAAGGTGGTATAAAGACTTTAGTCCTAGTTCATCAACAATAACCTCAATACTACTGAATCCTATAACAACTGGTTCTACATCCTTATGGGGAGCATCTAGTTCTTTATATGGAGCGACAACAGCATCACATACACATGATGCTGCGGTACACCCAGCTTCATCTTTATATAAACCTGTATATGGATTGAAAGAATATAGGACACCACTTACAGGTAGTGCGAAGAATATTAAGATAGGAATAGATATAGAGAGTAATGGAAGGGATGCCTCTCTACAAACTTTAACTTTATTACATAAACAAGGGAAGATACGATGAGTGATTATACATTAGCAGTTACTTGGTCTGGAAAGGATGCCCTTTCAGACTCGGATGCAAACAAGGTAATATCTGGAGATGACTTCAATACGGAGTTCACTACAGTACAAACAGCGGTAAACTCAAAACTAGATGCAGCCTCGCCAACTCTGACAGGAACACCAGCAGCACCAACAGCAGCAACATCTACAGATTCGACACAGATAGCCACTACTGCTTTTGTTAAGAATGTATTGGAAACTTACATATATCCAGTTGGTTCTATATATATGAATATGGCGGTTGCTACAAATCCGGGAACGCTTCTTGGATTCGGTACTTGGGAAGCTTACGCAACAGGTCAGGTTCTAGTAGGTTATGAGGCTAGTGGTACATTTGATTCACTCGATGAAAGTCTTGGTGCTGAATCAGTAAGTGGAGGTTCTGGAACTTCTGGAAGTACAGCAATAAGTATTTCTCAAATGCCATCACATAACCACATTAATGGTTCTTATGATAGGCTTCTTAAACAAGATGGTAGTTTAACAGCCGCTTCAATGGATAGTAGTGCAGGAGAACCAAATCTTGGTTCTAGTGCAGCAATATCAGCAACAGGTGGTGGGGCTGGACATACGCATACAACCCCTTCACACTCACATTCGGTATTACAACCAAGTGTAACAGTACACATGTGGAAACGCACAGCATAATAATTAGGAGATAGAGATATGGCACAAATAATAGGTTCTGGAGGTGGAACAACAAGTTCAGGAATGAAATTTAGACCACTTGAACAGGGTGTAGGTTCTGCACAACAATATCTACAACAACCACCAAAGCCACCACCACCTTGGTACACAGGTTTAGGCACACAAGTTCTTGGATTAGGTGAAAGTATGTATGCTAGTCAATTAGCAGGTGAGAATGTAGCTGCTAACCAACAAATGTGGCAGGATCAAGTATCTGCTGCTAAACCTGGAAGCACAACTGGTCTGGCGTATGGTGATGCTGTATATGATGAGGCTACCAATACTTTGCAATATGCTCCAAGTGGAGCAGCACAAGGAATGTTGACTTCTCTGTATGGACAACAAGCAGGTTTTGCCGATAAACTATCAAACTTAGACCCTTATGCTTTAGGTCAGCAAATGTATGACTTAAAAAGACCAGCTATGCAACAAGCACAGGATTATCAAACAGCTCAATTATTAGAGCGTTTAAAAGCACAAGGTATGCTTAGTTCATCTCATGGTGGACAACTACAGGGTGGATTAGCACAAGCACAATATATGGCTCATCAACAAGCTCTATCTGAAGATATACTGAACGCACAAAATATAGCTAGTGCAATATCAACACAACAACAGCAAGCTGGAGGACTAATAGATGCTATAAACACAGGGCAGTTAAATCAACTAGCACAAAACATTGATATGGGTGCTACATTAACACCACCATTATCTTTAGGAGCTGCTTATGAAAATCAAATGGACACCGAAGCTCAACAGGGTGGTTCTTTAGCTAATATATTAGGAATAGTAGGAACAGGAATAGGTGGGCCAGCTGGTGGTGCAATAGGAAGTGTGATAGGTGGACTTTTTAGTTAGGAGAATAATATGGGATTATACGACAACTTACTTGCAGATGAAAGAGCAAGAATAGCAACGGAAGCAGCGGGAATACCTGCAGGAAAAGGAACTGTATATTTAGCTGCTCAAGGTGGTGAGCGTATGGCTCAAGGTGCTCGTAGTATGTTTGGCATTGAAGAACCTGTTGTTACAGCACACAAGAAACAAGCTGCAAGACAAGAATTACTGAATAGTATCTTAGCTCAATTCACAAATATGGAAACTAGAGCAGACTACATAGGTGCTATAAATAAGTTGTATGCAAGTGGTTTTATAGAAGAAGCTAATAAGGTGGCTTCAATGCTTAAAGATATACCTAAAGATGCTGAACCAATAACATACCAAGATAATATGGGTGCTACTAGATACTTAAACTCTGGTGATACTTGGAAAGCAGGAGATTTAGTTCCTGGTGAAACCGCTATAGAACCTTCAAAAACTACTGATAAAACATACAATACAATATTAGCACTAGCATTAGCAAATCTTCAAAACGATCCCAAATATATAAAAGCATTAAAAACAGGAGATCAAGATACTGTTGATGCAATGATGCAAGCTGTTGCTGATAAATATGGAGAGATAGAAACCTATACTCAAAATGGTGTTGTCTACAACAAAAGAACTAATGAACCTATGCTTGAAGGTTCTACACCAAATTTACAAACCTTTATACAGGGTGGTGTTGTTTACGATGCTAACACACTACAACCTTTATTAGAAGGTTCAGAAGAAGATAGACCAACCTTTGTACAAGATGGCATTACATATTATAAAGATACTCAATTACCTGTACTCGCTGATTCTGAAAAGAAGAGAGAAAAACTACTACAGGGCGGTATCTGGCGATATGTAGATAATTCAGCGAAAGTATTCCCTGATGTTACTCTTGATAAAGATGTAAACCAAAAAGCAGCAGACCTTTACAATACCTGGTATGCAGTAGCAGGTAATGATGCTAGGTTTAATACAAACGAAGGTAAGGTTGAATTGGCTAAAGAATTAATTGAAAACAACCTTGCTAATTCACAACTATTTAGTGATACAGTAAAGAGTCTTGATAAAGATAGTGCTAATGCTATAGCACAAGAAAACTTAGTTGTTAAGGCTGTTGAAAGACTTAGTGAGAACTATGTTGATGCTGGTATTGGTACAATGGATCTTACTTTAAGACCACTTGAGGTGCTTATCAATGAATATATGCCTCATCTTAGAGATGCTAATGGTGATTTAATTTACAACAGAGCTGGAGATGCTTTAAGAGATACCTCTCAAGGAATACCTGGTTGGGGTTTCTTCAACGCCTATCAAAAATATGTTGGCAAATCAGAAACAGTTAAGCAGGCACAGGATTTTGCTACAAAAGCACAATTATTAATCAATACTATAATTAAACAGCGTTCTGGTTCTGCGGTATCTCAACAAGAGGCTGACAGATTAGAGAAGGAATATAAAGCAGGATTTCATAATTCAATAGGTTTTGCTAATTGGGTAAGTTCAATTCGTAGACTTGTTGAACAACACAGAATGGAAGTAACTTCTGGTTTTATGCCAGAAGTGCAATACAGATATTTTTCACAAATGGGAATATATCCAACATTACATGATCCAGATGAGCAATTAAAGTCTTTGCCGATAGGCGCTAAATGGCGAGATGAATCTGGGCAACTTTTCACAAAAAAAAGGTAGGAGATAAGTATGGGATGGAAAGATGACAATGAAAGGGTTGAAGAATCTGATATACCACAGGTAAGTCAATATTTTCCAACATATACTGCTGATGGACAAGTTATAGATGCTAATCAAGATCTTCAGATGGATGATGAAACTTTACGACTATATGAAACCATGCAATTTGATGAGGGTCGCACTCAAACTGGTCAGCTAGTAGGTAGTATAAGTGCATCTATGGCTACTATGGGCAAAACTGCAAAGGTTCTTGAAGATACTTTTAATGTAAAAGGGAAAGACCTTAAAAATCTAATACCTAAAGTCATAAGAGCGCCAGTAAGGGTAGGCTTACAAATGGTTAGTGCCTGGACAGGTGGTACTACAGGGGATTTAGCTCAAAGTGTTGTTACAGGTGATGTTAAAAAACATGGTTGGAATGTAGCTTTCGATAGTGCCTTTGATGCTGGTAATGAAGAAGCCATGTGGGAGTTGCTTGGTTTGACTGCTGTTGGTGGAGTTTTAAAGGTTGGAAAGTGGGCTGCTGGAAAACCTTATGCAAACATTCAATGGATTAAAGACCAAATTGCAGCATCAGGAGGTAAACTAACTGCCTCTCAAGTTGTTGATGGAACAATATTAGATACTGTAGAGGGTCTAGCAGAAGTTTCATGGGGTGGTCGGCATATTAGAGAAACAAGAGTCTTAAATGAAGAGGCAATTCATAAGTATGCTATGGAACTTGTAGACAATTATGTTGAACAAGGAGGTAAACATTTATCTGATTTTGAACTTGGAAAGGTTTATTCACACGCTGTAAATACAGCACTAAAACATCATAAAACAGTTGGTGGTCAGATGTTTGAACACCTAGATGAGGTTATAGCTGCTAATAAAAAATATACTAAAAAGACTTATACAAGAGTAGAGCCTGTTACAGCAGGCGATGTTTATAAAGCCAGATATGAAACAAACAGACCAAATAGAATGTTGGGTCAAAAAGTTACTACTACTCAAAAAGTTGAGATACTTCCTGTTAATACAAAGACTTTAAAAGCATGGGCAACAAGAGAACTAAAAAAGATTGAAGGAGTAAAGGGTGCAGTTAATAGTTGGAGGTATAAATATTTTCAAACCATACTTGATGATGTAGGGGATCAAATTAGCTTTAAAGCTGCTCAATCACTTAGAAGTGAATGGCTAGAAAAAGGAAGAGTTTTTGCAAATAAAACAAGTGATTCCTTTAGTATGGCAGATAAGGCTGCTACTGAACAATTAACCAAACACCTGGATAATGCAATGACAGGAGCTGCTGCCAAAATTGGTGGTGATTTCTATGAAGAATTTAGACACGCAAATAAATATTGGAAAACAGGTAAAGAAAGAATGGCTAACGAAATCATAACTGGAATTATGAATCAAAATCCAGAAAGGGTTGGCGCACAAATATTTGCTACAGGAAATGTTACTGAAATAAGAAAAGCACGACACGCATTAAAGTCTGCTGCATTTTTTACTAAAGGAACTGAAGGTGCAATAGACTTCAATAGAACTTGGAAACAGATGCAACAAGGCTATCTTAATGATCTTTTGGGTGGTGCTAGACAAACAACTACAACACAGCTTACAGAGGGTGCTGCTAAACAAGCTGGAACTGATATTGCCAGTACACAACTACGATTATCAGACTTAAAGAAACTTTTTACTGATCCTAAAGTAAATAGAACATTTGAAGCTGCATTTACAAAAGAGCAAAGAGTGGCAATAAAGAGGTTTATGACATCTATTGAGGCTGCCCAAAAACCACCCAAAGGAACAGGCTCTTTTATGGTTACAGTTACTCAAGGAGGTCTTGTCCTGGCTGCTGGAAGTGCTGGTGCTATGGCTGGAGGCGCAATGGGTGCAGCAGTTGGTGTAGGAACATTCACTTTTACTGCTGCTATGGTATCAAGAGCATTAACAGATCCTAAAGTTACCACATGGTTGGCTAAAGGTTTACACCTACAACCAGGACATAAAGAATATATTCCAACATTGATGAAACTAATGAATTATGCTGGACTTGCTCCATCTGTAGATTAAGGGGATATTAAGGCATCAGTAGAAAAGAGAATGTTACAATAAAGGATATATATGGCTAACAACACAACAACTAATGGAATGTTTGATACATCAAATATGTGGGCTTTAGATGAAGCCCTCCAAGCAGAAATTATTGATTTAAACTCCCCCCAAGTTATCCCTTTCTTTGAAAAGCAGGTGGTAAAAGATGAGGGTGTTAGAACATACGATGGATCACAAGCAGTTCAAGATGATATTAATGCTGAAATATTTAAGTCATTATTCTTTAATGCTCTTAATGAAGATATGGAAAGAAGTGGTTTATTTACAAAACAAGTGGAAAAGTCAGATGATAGATTGATTAATCTAGCACAACAACAAGCAGAAACCAACAAAATACAGGCAGATGCCAACCTAATATTAGCCAATACCCAAACAAGCAAGGATGTGGTAAAGGATTTAGAAAAGGAATCTGTAAAGAAAGATCCAGGTGGAAGAAGAAAATCCGTGAAGATAGAAAATCTGAGAGGCGAGAAACCAGGTTGGGAAATGGCAAAGGATTCAAACTTCTGGAGTGTTAATGAAAAAGATCCTTACTGGCAAACTAAAGAGGGATATAAAGAGGCTGTGGATTTATATGGTACAAAACCTGGTTGGGTTAAAGAACCAAGTCTGGAATATAATCCCAAAACTAGCGAGTATGATCCTATTGCAAAAGAGGAATTCGCTGAAATTAAACCAACTAAAAGGATAAGTTTATAATGGGAGCAGTAAATAGAAAAATAACACCCCTTCTTAAAGCAGTAGGTATGTTAAAGAAGGCATCCCCTTGGTTAGCTCTTGGTAGTGGAATTACATTTGTGCTTGACCAAAGTTTAAAGAAAAGTGAAAAATACAGGGAAGAATTTGACCAACATTGGCTTAATACATTAGGATATGAAGGGATGCCCAGAAGAGAAATGTATAGGGGTATTGATGCCGAAGCCGATTTTAAAGAAGATTGGAAAGAGTATTGGAATACTCATCCAACTAATCAGTCCGAACCTCTTTAAAGATTTATATTAACTAAAAGGTGACATAGGTGGACTAGGTGGTAGTCTTTCTGCTTTTTCCTTAGTCTTTCCAATAACCACACCACTTTCTACTTTTTCAAAACTAGAACCTAGTTCTTTTTTATATACACCCTCCATTACCTCTTCTGGTGTATCATCATCTCCAAATAATCTTACATATTCAGAATCTTTAAATAATTTAATTGTATCTAGTTTACTCATACCAACCCTCCTTAAATAGCAGTATATCTTCGTTGTTCACAAATCCGTATTCTCTGAGCAATATACCATATACCACCCTGAGATTTAGGGCGAGGAAATTCTTCGACCTCTTCCATTTCAACTTCAAACCATATCCTATTCTTCTTGGACAGGTGTGGGGCATTAGGCTTATTACAACAATGCCACCCCTGTCTAACTGCAAAACCTTTGGTCGGATAGTTGTGAGCTTTTAGCCAAACTCCCCTCTCAAGTCTAGCAGTTTTATTTATAAATAATGAGGATATACTACCATCCTTTAATTGGCGAAATAATTTATAACCCCTCATTATCTTTCTCATCTATTCTTATTATATTTATACCAACCATCCTTTTCTTAATGCCTCTAGCCACATAACAACATAAACCAGACAACCTGTACTGGTTGCTGCCAACAGGAAATAGATTGAATATAGGATAAATTTTAGTAGCCTCATACTTCCCACCCATCACATGAGTTAGTAAATACTGCGTCTGGTGTACAAGTCAACTGTTTCTCTTTCATTATAGACTCGAACTCACTACACCCTGCTAGTAAGGTTACTGCAACCTGTAATACTATTATTATTACTAAAGTTTGCATACACCATCCTCACAATTATTACAATCATTATCACTCGTAACCATATATTCCCCATTTCTATTAGACTTAAAAATAGTCGGAATTTTTTTAACTGTTGAAAAATGTTGTAATAAGTCTTGGAAATTTCTTTTCTGTGATCTCTCCATATAACTCTCATAGGATTCCTTATAATCCATTCCCCTGTCAGATGCCTTTTGGGCATAATCCTCTGATAAAAACTTACACATTTCCAATTTCTCTACAGTCATTCTATTCTCCTATTTCTGTCATTGCGAATATTATATTAGGTTTATCGCTATATCGCTTTCTAGCGTAAACTTCTACGACCTGTCGGTCATCCACAAAAAGAACCCCATTTAGGGAATCAAGTATTGCCTTTAGGTAATTATCTATATCGCACCCATTATCGCAATATTTTCTATTCTTTTCTTGCTTTTTTTTCTTAGTCCAAGATTTAGGTATTTTAACATTGAACTCTATATCTACACTAATCAATTTTTCAGAGGGTGTCGTGTCCATCTCACTTGTTAGTGCTTTCATATCTTCTTTGAACTGGGTGTACTTCTTAGGGTAGTAAGTAGACCAACGAGAAACTCTTGGCCTAGATGCAGGGCAAGGATCTATGTCAAAATATATCCTCATAATATCCTATATACCCATTCTTATCGGTTTGACTTGCATAGAAACCACCTGTAATAAGATCTATGTTTTGGATTGCCGACTTCAAGAGTTTTCTCATTTCAAGATCCCTCTCACTATCTTCCTCTCTTGCAATTTCCATAGCCTCTCTTAGAGTGTCATTAACATCCTCTAATTTCTCTTTATGATTTCTTGTAAACATTGTACATAGCCAAATGATAATCTTCGTTTCTAGGTAGTTTTATTTGATATTCCCCTCCAAAGAAATCATCAATATCTCTCAGGAATTCGACAAACTCAGCAACCTCTAAGTCTTTGGTTGATTCTATACTGAATTGATTTTTGATTAGGTTCTTGGTTTCTTCCTTGGACTCACCCATTTCCCCTGCGATTATATCTCGCCAAGTATGAAAAAGCCTGTTCTGAGCATCACTCCTCTTAGGCTTATCTTTGGTGATTGATATTGTTGCTACTTCGCAATCAGGGTTGTCTTTCCAAAAGGTTTGAACTAAGGATCTAAAGATGTCTGCTTTAGGTTTATCTCTATAAATAATTCTGTTTACTATCATTACACCACAATCCTCTTTTTTTACTTTCTTTCTTCTTGTTGATAATTATTCTAGGATGCCACAACATACTATGTCTTACTGCGTGTTGTAGTTTGTTCCTAATGGGATGTGGCTTTTTATGGCTCACTTGCTCCAATCCCTTTTCCATAGTGGTCGGGATTTGGGTTGGTTTTCTTTAATAAATTTTTTGAGATTAAAGGTGGGATTTTGTTTTTTTTTATCCCACCCATCTGTATAGTTTATTATGTACCCTTTCTTTACAGTCCTAGCCATGATGATATTAAAACCACCACAACTATGCCTACAAAGATAGACATACTACGATTTTTCTTAATCATTTGTATGAATTTTTCCATAACTAATTACTCCTAAATTAAAGTCAATCGGACAACTCTTTTCTTATATCGCTATCTAATAGACGATAAATTATAAGTGTTGCGATTAAACCAACTAAACCAGCAGAACCCAACTGTTGAACTATGCCGATTATCGTGCCAATAACATTGCCACCCAAAAAAGGTACTGAATGACCGAATACAATCTGTAGCACGATTGCAAGTGAGATCAACTTAATACCTACATTTATAGATGCATCAGCACCTTTCATAATTTTATCTAACATATATTACTCCTTATTAAAAATTAAAAAACTATAGGGGGATTATACCCCTTTTTATCATTAACCTTTGAGTATTTATTACTGCTCTTAGCATTTCCAATTCAAGAAATTCTTGTTCATAAGGTGGGTTCACTTGTTTCCTCCCATCATATATATCATGGCAGTTTAAACATAAATACGCACCATGTATAGGATATGCCTTTAATCCCATTCCCCCACCATTTAGGTGAGCGAAAACCACAGTTTCATTATCGGGCATACAACCCTCCAATCTCATTTGGCAAGGCTTTCCCTTTGCCGACTTAGTGTACTTGTTCACCCTTATCAGATAAGCCATAAATATCAATCTCCACATCTTTAAATTTAGAATAATCTCCATGAAACTCGCATTTCACAAAGCCGATTTGCCCCATTCTGTTCTTGGCAACTATCAATTCTGCCAACCCTCGGTCTGGGGTGTCCTGATGATAATATTCATCTCGATATACAAACATGACAATATCAGCATCTTGTTCAATTTCACCAGAAGAGCGTAGGTCGCTCATATACGGCCTTTTATTCTCTCGGCTCTCTACCCCCCTACTCAACTGAGAAAGTAGGATTACGGGTATCTGAAGCTCCTTAGAGAGGTATTTTAACTCCCTTGTTATGTTTCCTAATTCAGAAATCTCTCGACCTTTATCATATCTCATAATTTGCAGATAATCAATCAGAATTACATCAACACTTCTCTCCACATTCATTTTTCTGGCTATTGAAGAAATATCTTTTACGCTTAATCCACCCTTATCAATAATAGTCATGCTTTTGTTACCTGCATGGGCAAGTTTTTCGTAGAAGAATTGTTCTTCATTTTCAGTTAATTGGTTTCTTTCAATCTTGTGTAGGGGTAAATTTGTTTCGCTTGATACAATTTTCAGCATTAACTGTACCTGACTCATCTCCAGAGAGAAGAAAAGTACATTCTTTGCACTACTTAGGTGATTTGCTATGTTTAGAGCAAGTGTAGATTTTCCCATTGATGGCCTACCTGCCACAACATTCAATGATCCCTGCCTAAATCCTGAAGTGAGAGCATCTAAAGACTCAAAACCACTCGATAAACCTGTACCATTAACGCTGACATCATCTATATAATCTATTGTCTTAGATACAATATTCCTCATAGAGTTTTCATCTTTATCCAGTAACTCGTTTTCCAACTTCTGAATTTCATCAACAGTTACCTGATAATTGTCATAATCAATATTAAACTTTAGTAACTCAATGTCGTTTTTAATTCTGCAAGTACGGATATGTTGTGCATAAACATCAATATTGCTTGTGCCAATACAATCTTCAGTTAAGAAAGCGAGATCCTTAAAATCTACTGCCCATGACCTACTCTTAGGTTGTTCCTGTAATTCAATATAATCTCTTGCAGTTATTACATCAACAGGTTTTTTTGCATCAATCAACTCTACAATGCAATTAAAGATATACCTTAATTTATCACTACTGAAATCATCTGATACCAAGCCAGTACCTAGAACACGATCCAAACAGGGATCTAAAAGCAGACCACCTACAACCGACCTTTCAGCATCTAAAGAACTATAAATCTTTTTTAATTCCTTGTAGATAGTTTTTTTATTAGTTTTCATTTAAAAAATCTCTTTGCTTGGGGTAAAGCCTTGATTCAGCAATTTCTATATATTCAGGGTTCAGCTCTAAAAGAATTGCATTACGATTGTTGTTTTGAGCCACAAGTCCTGTTGTTCCACTTCCACCAAAAGGATCAAGGACTGTTCCGCCCTCAGGACACCCAGCCAAAACACAAGGCTCGATTAAATCCATTGGGAATACAGCAAAGTGCGCTCCCTTGAATGGCTTGGTGGTTACTGTCCAGACTGAGCGTTTATTTCTTTTCCCATTATTTCCTGCGCTGCCTTTTGTTCCTATGTTGCTACCAACACCCATTCCAACTTTTCTTGTTCTTTTTTTAACTATTGAGATGCTATCTTCTTTAATCACCTCATTGTCGTAGTAATACTTCATACTCTTGCTTAACAAAAAGATATATTCATGTGATTTAGTACAGCGATCCCTTACGCTCTCAGGCATTGGATTAGGTTTATGCCAGATAATGTCTTGCCTTAGATACCAACCATCTTGTTGTAGGGCAAAAGCAACTCTCCATGGTATGCCGATTAAGTCTTTAGATTTAAAACCATCTAATTTATTGTTTACTGCTGTTTTCTGTGCGTTTCTACCTTTCTTATGTTTTGGATCAACATGATTACCTTTATGTCCAGTACCACAATATGTATCTCCTAAATTAAGCCAAACAGTACCATCATCTCTAAGCACTCGTTTAACTTCTTTAAAAACCTTAACTAGATTCTCTACAAATTCCTCGGGTGTTTCTTCCAAACCAAGTTGCCCCTCATCTCCATAATCCCTTAACCCAAAATAAGGTGGACTTGTCACACAAGTATTCACGCTTTTAGGTGCAAGATTTCTTAGGGATTTTAGGCAATCGCCTTGTATTATTTCAACCATAGAAGTCTATACGCCTATCGTCTGCCCAATGTTCAGTCTGTATTTCCCTGTCCGTTTGGGGTTGTTGAGAGAGCCAAAAAGAAGATTGTTTTCTATCATCATCAGGTTCTTCACCATTAAATTCTTCCCAAATATCCAAAGCATCATCACCATATTCATCTAAATAAGACCTTTTGTCCATTATTCCACTTATGGCATCTTCCTGTGCTTGGTAATGTATATTTCCCATTTTACTCATCAAAACCCCCAAAAACAGTAATTTTTATATCTGTAAATTTAACTGGTTTACCTTTGTAATAGAATTGAAATTTATCATAGAAACAATCATCTACTTCTTGCACACACCTTTCTCCTAATTGTTCACCATCTAAACTTACTGCTCCATCATATTGTATGGCTGATTTTCTGATTTTACTCATCTTCTTCACCATCATTAACTGATAGTTGTATTCCTGCACCATTTAAAACGGCAGAGAAATATTCAGTCGTATCACGCAGTTCATGGACTATCTTATTCTTTACATCAAAGACACAGATCCTATCTTGGAATATATTGATAAGTTTACATAAGTCCTCGATACCCATGTTGTTTGCCAAGTCCACTAGACTATCGTCATTTTCTTCTATTACTGGATATTTATAATATGTCATTTTTTCTCCTTAGTGTAGTTGTTCCATACAGCACTCATAAACATAAGAGGAATCATCATTAAGTATCTCTAAATCTTCCTCGCTTAATTCCCCTCCACCTTTCCAAAAGGCTTCCTCTATATAAGAGTTACATAAATCAGGATAATCACTTGTATCTATATAACATGATACACCATCAATTAGTTTAGTATTGATAGTTTTAACTCTACCCTTAACCCATTCATAATCACATACTCCCTTTCGGATCATACGCTCACCCCATACTCTATTGTACTTCTGCCAAACTGTTATTGGTTT